GGCCCCCCAGTTCAAGAAAAAATTTTTTCGACGGGGAACTGTTGAGGGGTGCATTTCTTTCACAAAAAGTGAAAAATTCAGATTTTTGGATTTGAAAATTCGGAAAAAATGAAAGGTGGTGACAAATCGTGCAAAACATCGTGAAAATTGACGTGTCTACTGACACCATTTTGTCAATTTCGACAGTATATGATGAGAGTAATTCGATCACCATCAAATTCACAAATTGTACGGTGAACGATACGCCTCCAGAGGTCGAGTTTTACAAGCCTGAAAAATATTGCGGATGTATCACTTTTGATACCAGTCAGCAAGAATATGCGGTCGATGTTCCTGATGAATGCATAGGTGACGGTCACATTTTTCATTTTCGATATATTTGCGACAACCGAGCGCATAAATACTTCCACATTTTAGGGAATGCCAATGCATATGAGAGCATGACGCTGAAGCAGCTCACCGGCAACGTCATGACGATGGAAGGTAGTGAGCTGTCTACACCGAATATATCTTTCTTGGATTTACTTTTGAAATTATTGACACGCGAAAAATTGAACCCAACCGATAAGAATTGTTACCGGGCGGGCCTGGAATTATACCAGTCTCTTGAATCAGATTTGATCGAAAAAGGAACAGACACCTCAGAATGTATCACAATCAAAGACCTAATCGATAAATTACTGGAATACTATCGAATACATTATCAAGAGTATTATGGCCGGATTTTATCGGATATTTACGAGGCAATCGCGAGTCGTGGATTGATATTTCCAAAAGAAAATATTGAAGATTATGATGATCAGATTCGCAAATTGAAAATGGTCGATTTGGTGATTGAATTCTCTGAGGTTCTACGAGATGTCAATGTCACTAATTCGGTTGGAATTATAGGCGCATTGACAGACCATGTGAGCAATGTGCTTTTGGTTCCAGGCAGAACGGTCTTATCTGAATCATTGGCAAGCGAAAATCTTGCAGTTGCTGTCAGCAATAGCGTAGAAATTATAGACACGCTTATAGTGTCAGTATCACACGATGAATCATAGGAGGGATGACATGTTAAAAGGACATACCAAAATCGAATTGACCAATGTCAAAACGGGAGAGGTCAAGACATACGAAAAAGACAATTTCGTGACAAATTTTTTCAGGGATGCGATGCAGCCGTGCGGAGTGTATGGATGTTATCATGATTACTTTATACAAAACGGCCCCACTGCGCAGAGTGCGTTATTGGAATTGACCAGAGGGCTTGCGCTTTTCGATTCAGCTCTTCCAAATGATCCAGATGAATATACGTTACCAGCCGGTGTGAATATGGTTGGTCGAGGGACCGACGCCGCATACAACGGACAAGATACCACATTGGGATCTTACAATGCATCAGAATCTGTCATTCAGAATGACGGAACGAGCGTGGGTTATCGTTTTGTCTGGGATTTCACAACACAGCAGGCAAATGGAACAATTAAAAGTATTTGTTTAACACCAACTTTTTCGGCGAGGATCGGGTTTGGAAAAAGCAATGTAATTACCGACAATGCGAAAGATCAACTCTGGTCTAAAGAATTTTCGAGAAACTACGGGAGGCAAGCGGCATATCCAAAATATACTGAAAACAGTGGGCAGAAAGATGCTGTGTGGTTAGATTTTTCCGGAAACAGGTTACTAAAAGTGACGAGCGGGTTTACAAATAATTCAAGATCTGCGGGAAATTTATTTGTTGATAAAAACATCATCATCTCAGAGTACAGAATACCGATCAACAATCGTTCAATTTTTGATTCGTATAGTGAGTCTGAAAGAACAAGCATGGCACCACGTAAAACATATACCGTCTCTATGCCAGAAGAATTGCAAGCTCTTTGTACTGATACGAGCGTATATCGTGCCTTTGAAACAAGAGTTGATCAGAAAAATGGCACATTGTCTATTCTTTTATTGTATGGTGCAAACTGCTCTATCCCTGCTGATGGAACAATATACGCCTGGGAAATATCCTTAAAAGATATGACGTCCAGTGTAAAAACATACACAAACAATACCGGATATATAATTGGAAACAATCAGAGTTATCAAGGTATGGACTGGCACTGTATGTATGAGCTGGATGATTACATTTTAATACATATTCCAAAAAGTACGGGCGCACAAAAATTATGCTGCATTAATAAAAAGTCAGGTGAATGCAAAGGCATTACCTTGATGGACGGTAGCGCAATTCCGTTCAAGGACTCAAATAGACTTGAGAAAAACCACCTTAAAAACGGAAATCTGCTGATCTGTGGCAATTACAATTACCTTGATACGGCAAAGGTAACAAAATACTTTATCGTTGACTGTGTTACAGGAACGTTGAAAAACATTGAACCTTCTAACAATTACGAATCTGTCGGGTATGACCGTAGTTCCGGACATTTGTACGATTATGTGATCGGTACGGGCGATAGAAAGTATGCAATGATTCAAGCTGGGAGGGCGTGCCTTTATCCGTTTGTGTTCTTTACGATTAACAATTTGGATGCGCCGATTGTGAAGACAGATGAACAGATGATGAAAATTACGTATGAATTATCGAAGGAATAGCCTATGGATAGACGAAAAGAATTAGAAAAAATAGTCGGTAAGGACAATGAATTGGTCAGCCAATTGGTTGATGAGATTCTATTCCTTGAAGATCAGCTAATCCAATTGAAAAAGTTGCCTTTCATAAAGGTAAACCCGAAGAATAATTCACAACAGAAATCTACACCGGCGGCGAAGCAATATAAAGAACTTTTGCAGCAGTATACGAATTGCATCAAGGTTCTTGCAAGAGCGACCGGTCAAGATGATAAGGAAGAAGATTCACCGCTCAGAGCATGGGCAAAGGCAAGGAGTGAGAAGATCAATGCTAATTAAAGAGAACACCATTTGGACGCCTGACAACTCCTACTTGTTGGAATATCGAGAGCGAATTCTGACGGGTGAAATTTTAGTGGGTCAGGAATTAAGAATGGAGCTCGACAATTTAGCAGAGGATTTTCACAATGATGCCTATTATTATGATCGCGAGGATGCGCTTCTCCGCATGGATTTCATGGAGCATTGCGTGCGCCTCACGAAGTCACCTTATTACAATAAGCCGATGGTGCTGATGCTTTGGCAAAAGGCATTCATCGAAAGTATTTACTCGTTCAAAATGGCAGAAAGCCAATTTGATAGATTCAAAAAAATTATCCTTCTGATTGCCAGAAAAAACACAAAGAGCGAAACGTGTTCGGCACTTGCTGAATCGGAGCTATTTTGTGGAAACGAAGGAGCGGACATTGTGTGCAGTTCCAACGACGACAATCAGGCGTCAATCACATTTGATGCGATTGACACCATGCGAAAGCTCATTGATCCTGACGATTTGGACAGCAAACGAAATCAGCGATTCATTCTCAACAAGAATACCAATTCAAAGGTTTTCAAGCTGTCAGATAGGACCAGGAACAAAGAGGGGCGCAATATCGATTTTGCAATCATCGACGAAACGCACGAGATGCAAGATAACGTCATTGGTAAGTCCATTGAGCAATCTCAGTCGTTAAAGGATAACCCGAAATTCATCAACATTACTACCGAGGGCTTTATCGTCGACGGTTACTTGGACGATGAATTGAAGAAAGCTAGAGCGGTGATCAAAGGCGAGGACGATTCTATCGCCGGCCAGAGATTACTACCTTGGCTGTACACTCAGGATTCTGAGCAGGAAGTTTGGCAAAATCGAGCATCATGGGTGAAGTCAAACCCCACGTTGGGAATCGTCAAAAAATGGGATTATTTAGACGAACAGGTTGATGTAGCTCGTCAGTCAAAAGCTGATCGTATCTTCGTTCTTTCAAAAGATTTCAACATCAAGCAGAATGGTGTGGAATCTTGGTTGAATCTCGAAGATTACACTTACAAAGCCGTGTATGACATTGAAGATTTCACCGGAGCGGTTTGCTTGGGTGCGGTCGATCTTGCCGAAACGACTGACCTTGTTTGTGCGAAGATCCTCATGATGAAACCAGACGACAAGACAAAGTACATATACACCCGATACTTTATTCCAGAGGGAAAACTCATCGAAAATGATGATTCACAAGCTGGAGCAAGATACAAGGAATGGGCAAAAGACGGTTATATGACGATTACTGAGGGGAATGAGGTTGATCTTGCAATCGTGGCCGATTGGTTCTATGGATTGTACAAAGAGCACAATATCAAGCTTTGGAAATGCGGATATGACCAACGATTCTCAAAAGATTGGATCAGAAGAATGGGCGAATATGGCTGGTATCGTACCGGCAACGATGAGGACAGTGATCTAATCATGATTCTTCAAAATGCCCAAACCTTATCGAATCCAATGAAGTTACTGGAAGCCGATTTCAAATCGCAATTGGTCAACTACAACGAAAACCCAGTTGATCAATGGTGTTTGAAGAATGCAGGAATTAAGGTCGATGACAGAGGTCAATGCTTATGCGTCAAAAGCGAAGCTGCTAGAAAAATTGATGGTGCTGTCACGAACATAATTCTATATGAGATGTTTAGAAGATACAGGACAGACTTCCTCAGCATGGTAAAGAAAGGATGACGCTATGACAAAAGCAATGACATTATCAACGAATGACTTTCAGCCAGACACGGAATCTGGAAAATATGTCGCCACCATTTTGGCGGCCGACATCGGATTCAGTTGCACAAGGTTTTTCCGAGTATGCAAGTTCCTCAAGAATGTATCTGGTACATACAAAAATGTAATCTTATCCTATGAGATCAACACCTCAGGGGATTTGATGATATTTAGCGACGAGCCACTTACCGGCAGATTGCTATTAGAAACCGATGGTTGATTCACAAGAAAGGAGCTAACATGGCAAAACAGAGTATTGCACTTGGTGGAGTGGTCAAGGACGAGGTCAAAAAGGTCAACGACAATTTTGACGAGCTTTATCAGAAAGCCGGAACCATTCCAACCAAAACAAGCCAGCTTACAAATGATTCAAATTTCGCAACTCAGACACAGGTCACTCAGGCGGTCAATGATGCAACAAGTGATCTTCCTACGACAACCGAGATGAATCAGGCGATTCAGCAGGCGACAGCTGACGCTGTTACGGAAACCGAGATGAATACCGCACTCGGTGGCAAAGTGGACAAGGAAACAGGCAAGGGCCTCTATCCTAACGCAGATGCGACCAAGGTCGGACGTCTCGGCAAGATTGATTTCTCGACCAGCGACTTCGGCACCGCTCAGACAGATGGATATGTATACGCTACTCTCGCAGCAAGCGGTAAATATCCGGTGAAAGTCATGAAGAGCAACGGGTCTAAATATGAGGAAGTTCTTGTTCAGACATCCGTTGAGGGCAACAACATCGTGATTGGATCGAAGACCGCATTTGCTGGTTATGTCGTAACAATCTAAGGAGGTGAAAGAATGGGCTGGATCGATAAGTTAAAAAAGCTCATGCCAAAAGGTAATAAGTATGCAAGAATGCTCAACGGGTTCACGCCCATCTTTTCACAATTCGGGCAAGACATCTATGCGAGCGACGTCGTACAGCAGGCCATAATGTGCATCGTTTCTGAGATGAAAAAGTTGAATCCCTCGCATGTACGGCAGATTGGCGTGGATGTCGAGCCCGTAAATGATACGCTGCAAACGATATTGAATCAGCCAAACGAGCTTATGACTACTAGTGATTTTCTTGAGAAAGTCACATGGAGTTTATATTTTAACTACAACGCATGGATCATTCCAACATATGAAACATGGACAGATGTCAAAGGCGTGGAGCACAGAACATACCGAGGGTTATATCCTGTACAACCCACTTTCGTGGAGTTTCAGGAGGCGCCGAACGGTCGTTTATGGGTCAAGCTAACGTTCGCAAACAATTTCAATACGACCTTGCCTTATGATGACGTAATTCACATCCGCTACAAGTATAGCGTGGCCGATTACATGGGCGGTAACGATCAGGGTCAGCCTGACAACGATGCCTTACTCAAAACATTGGAATTGAACAGCGTCCTTTTGAAAGGCGTAGCCAGTGCGATGAAATCGTCTTACGCCGTGAATGCGGTTGTGAAATACAACACAATGTTGGATGACGGTATGACTGAGGCGAATATCAAGGAATTGGAAGAGAAGTTGAGAAATAATGAGAGCGGATTTTTGCCACTCGACTTAAAATCTGAATTCATTCCAATTGACCACGACATTCAGTTAGTTGATGCTGACACGCTGAAATTTATTGATGAAAAGATTCTTCGTCATTTTGGTGTTCCACTTTGCATTTTGACGGGCGATTACACTAAAGCACAGTACGAAGCATTTTACCAGAAAACATTGGAACCGCTCATCAAGTCTTTCAGTGAGGCATTCACCAAAACGCTTTTCACTGATCGGGAAAAATCTTACGGAAATAAGATCATGTTCTATCCGAAAGATTTGATCTTCATGAGCGTGGATCAGACCATCGAGATGGTCAGATTGCTCGGTGATTCTGGTGGATTGTACGAAAACGAAAAGCGTGTAGCATTCGGCCTGCGTCCGCTGCCTGAGCTTGTCGGAATAAGGATGCAATCCCTCAATTATGTCGATGTTGAGATTGCAAAGAACTATCAGACTGGCTCGCAGAGCAATGGTTCTGGTTCAGATGAAGAAGATGTTGACGATGATGAGAAAACTCCTCAGAACGCGAAAGAGGAGGCCACGGATATGAATGATGATGGAGGTGTAAGCAATGGAGAGGAATAAACCGCTCGAACAGCGATCTTACAGCTTTGAGGTGAGAGCCGAAGAGAGCGACCAGGGCAGCATTATCACGGGTCGGCCGATTGTCTACAACAGCCGAACGGATCTTGGATGGTTTGATGAAATCATTGAGCCTGGGGCCTTGAACAATACAGACCTGACAGACGTGCGATTCCTTGTGAATCATGACACAAGCAAGATCCCGCTCGCAAGGTCTAGGAGAAATAATGGCAATAGCACCATGCAGCTGACAACCGACAATGACGGTTTAGGAATTCGTGTCACACTCGATACGGAAAACAATTCAGAGGCAAGGGCGTTATATAGCGCTGTACAGCGTGGAGACATCTCAGGCATGTCGTTCATGTTTGGGATTCGTGATGAGGAATGGGAGGACATTGGTTCTGACCATCCAACCCGTCACATTAGAGACATTAGTACAGTCGTCGAGGTAAGTGCGGTTACATTCCCTGCTTACGAATCGACTGAAATAAATGCTCGAAGCAAGGAAGCATTGGAGAATGCTCGTCACGCGGTGGAAACTGCGAGAAGCAAAGAGCAAAGATCAGTGGACACTGATAAGAATTTGGAACTGTTAAAACAGCAATTAGCATTAAAATCAAAAATTTAAGGAGGCAACAAAATGGGCAGAAAGAAAGTATTAGAAAAGAGATTAGCGAGATTACAGGCAAAGAAAGCAAAGCTTGTCGCTAGAGGTCAGGCATCTGATGATGCGAACGAAGTTCGTTCTATCAATGAGCAGGTTGATGATTTGAATGAGGACATTGCAGATGTCCAGGCGGAAATCGATGCAATCGATGAAGATGAGAAAGGCGGTGATCCTGCATCTAATCCAGACGAAGGAGGTGAGCAGCGTAATGGCAATCCAGTCCCAGCGCCAGAGCTCAGAGGCGGAAATCCTCTTGCTGCATATGGTCAGGCAAATCCTCAGACCAGAGCAACAGAGCAGCCGTTTAGCTCTCTGGAATATCGTATGGCGTTCAAGGATTACGTTCAGAGAGGTACACCTATTCCTGAAGATGTGATCGTGCGTGCCGGTGGTGATAAGGGTACAACCGTGGCAGCTGATCTTGGAATGATTATTCCGATGACCATCATGCAGGAGTTCATCAAGGAAGTTTCCAAGGTTTACGGTCAGGTTTACGCAAAGGTTCGTAAGCTGAATATCAAGGGCGGTGTCAAGTTCCCAATTTCCAAGCTGAAAGCTAACTTCACATGGATCACTGAGACCACCGTTTCTGATAAGCAGAAAGCCGGCGACATCAAGGACTACGTAGAGTTCTCCTACAATATTGGTGAGATTCGCGTGGCCGAGACATTACTTGCTCAGGTCGTTACCTTGGAGCTGTTCGAATCTGAGATCACCAGAATCATGGTCGAGGCGTATGTCAAGACAATGGACGATGTAATTCTTGCCGGAACCGGTAACGGTCAGCCACTTGGTATTACAAAGGATGAGAGAGTCACAAACGTCATCGAGTTTACTGCTGCTGAGTTTGCAAAGTGGGATCAGTGGAGAAAGAAACTCTTTGCAGCAATTCCTCTTTCTAAGCGTGGTCAGGGTGAATTCCTCTTCACTTCTGCAACCGTTGAGGGCGAGCTGCTCACCATGAAGGACAACAACGACCGCCCTATCTTCAAGGAGGCCACCGAGCTTACCATCGGAGAATCTGCAACCGCAGGTCGTTTCTATGGTCGTGAGGTAACGCTGGTTGAGCCTGACGTGATCAAGGATTTCGCAACGGCTGAGACCGGTGACGTCGTTGGTATTTACTGGGTACCAAACGACTACGCAATCAACACCAACCTCCAGTTTGGCATGAAGAGATATTTTGATGAGAACACCAATGAGTGGATCAATAAGGGCCTGACCATCGTCGATGGTAAGATTCTCGATCCATCCGGCTGCTACATCATCAAAAAGAAGTAATTAAGAGATGCACAGATTCGCGTTCTGGGCATGATTTAGTGCTGGCCTGATACTTTATCAAGCTAATGCGCTAAAGTGCCTAGAATCGCGAATCTGGAGCTCTCGCTCATGTCTGAAAGGAGGCAATCAACATGGCGTTACCAACAATTCTTGATGAGCTGAAAAAGCTCTCGAAAAAAATTAAAGGAAGCGACAGTAAGGCAACCAACACGGCTGAAGCACTTGCTGAGATCGCAACCGCTTATTCAGGCGGTGGCGGGGGAGACGGAGCTTCGATCGAATCCGCAGCTCTTTATCCTGATTCAAGCAACATCATTCGTGATGGTGTGATCGTTTTATCGGATGGCACGACAATTCCAATTAGTGTTGAGTGTATTCCAACACTCACGGTGACAAGTGTTGCTGGTTCTACAACCGGCACGACACATTTGACAGTTGCCGAGGCGCTTGGTGAAGGAAATTCTTATGCATATGCGACCGATCGAAGCCCTGCCAAGCCGGCCATCGGTGAGACCCTGACCGGTTTCACAGATTGGGACGGTTCATCTGACATTGCGGTAGACGACGGCGTCGTGATCACGCTCGTCGAAAAGACTGCCGACAACAAGGCTGTAAAAGCTGGAACATGCGACGCTACTGTTGCGGTTGGATAAATGTAAGGGGGTTTGAATTATGACGGCAATCAGCGAAGAAACCCTACTCGCAAAAGTAAAAATCGCATTGGGAATCACAGGAGAATATCAGGATGACACCCTATCCATTTACATTGACGAAGTAAAGGAATATCTTCGCGGTGCCGGAGTAAGAGACAAGATCGTGGATAGCAATATCGCTATCGGCGTGATTAGTCGAGGCGTGTCTGATCTGTGGAACTATGGTTCTGGAAATGCTCAGCTGTCACCCTATTTTATGCAGCGGGCTACTCAGCTCGCATTGAGGATTGAGGAGGTAGAAGACGATGACGAATCTTAATATGCCAATTAAAAATACAGAATTGGTTGAACGTGTAAATTTGATTACGCCATATGAAGTATCACGCGCGAAACTGATTTCACTGTTTGGCAAAGCAAAAGGAAGTAATGTCACCACCATTGTGACCAAAGCTCAGTTCAATGAGTGGTTTGGCGCAATTCAGAATGGCAAGCCGTTTGCATTTGTCGATACTTCTGGAAAGATCATTCCGCTCAGCTACTCGATCGAAAGTGATAGCATTTTCAAGTTTATCAATTTTACGGCTTACGACAAATTCAATTCAAGTGCATTCACTTTATTGGGAATGACGCTTGCATTGGAGCTGAACAGCAGCAAAGTGTATCTTGATTCTAAGACGGCACTTGAAATAGGGAGTTGATTATATGGCAGATTACAGACCGAATGCACCTTTCAACGTACCGGCAACATTGCAGGTACCAACGACAAAAACGGTCAAGGGCGTGCAGAAAAAGACATATGAAAAGAAAGGCGACATATTCATCTCTTTCAGAACATTCGGTGGTACTGAGAGAACATCGAATGATGCTATTTCGGTGGAGAACACCGGTGTTGTAGAGACATGGTATCGCCCCGATATTAAGTCGGATTGTCGATTGGTGATCGATGATCTGCCATATGAGATTCTTGGTACACCGGAAAACATCAGCATGCGAAACCAGTGGTTGCAATTTAAGGTTCGCGCAATCAAAGGAGGGGCATGATGGCAGGTAAAAACAAAATCGGTTTGCAGTTTGAGGGGTTTGACGAACTTGCTGCTCAGTTTGAGCAGCTTGGCGGTGACCTGAAGAGAGCGACGGAAAATGCGCTGAAAGCTAGTAAGCAAGCCGTTACTCCTGGCATCGACCAAGCAATCAATAAGCATCGTCTCACCGGCGATACGGAAAGATCACTTGACAAGAAAATCAGGGTCGAATGGGAAGGAACTACGGCATCTATCGATATTGGTTTCCATGTCAGTCAAGGCGGTTTGCCGTCGATTTTCCTGATGTATGGGACACCTCGTGTCAAAAAAGATACAAAGCTGTATAACTCAATTTACGGGTCAAAAGTCAAAAAGCAAATTGCAGAAGTGCAAAAAGAAGTGTTTCAAAAGATGATCGCAAGACGCATGGGAGGTTGATATGGAAGATTTATTGATTGAATTATTAGAATCATTCGACTATCCGGTCATTAGGCAAGGGAGTATGGGGCCAGATGACGCATACCCCGAAAACTTCTTTACTTTTTGGAATAATGACAGCTATGACGGCAGTCATTATGATAATGACGATGTGTCGACCATTTATGATTATGACGTCAATTTCTATTCCGTTGATCCTGATGCGACGTATACGAAATTGCGAGAAGCAAAGAAACTGTTAAAAGCAAATGGATTCATCATCTCAGGCGATGGGTATGATCTCGACAGCGATGAAGATACCCATACGGGCAGAGGCATGAATGTATTATATCTAAAAATTTAAGGAGGTAACAAAATGGAAATCAACAAAGATTTGACGCAGGAAGTATTTGAGTATAGAGGTGTTGACAATCTCTATATTGCGAGAATCACCAAAGACGATTCTACTGGATTTACGTGCGAGACGCCTATCCATTTGGCGCCGGTTGCTGAGGTTGGAAAGACCACAGAATCAGCAAGTGAATCTCACTACTACGACAACAAAGCCATGATCGTGGTCAGCTCTGAATCTGCCGACACAATCACGATTACAATGGCGCCACCAGAGCTTGAGCGCCTGGCTCTCATCACGGGCAAGTCATTTGATGCAACTACCGGCATGATGGTCGACAGTGAGCGAAACAATGACTACTTCGCAATCATGTACCGTACCAAGGGCACGGACGGCGCATACCGTTATGTATCTCGTCTGAAGGGCCGTTTCTCAATCCCTGAGGAGACCAACCAGACTGAGAATGATGGAACAGATACGACAAACTCATCTATTGAGTTTACAGGCATCTATACCACCCACGAGTTCGCCAAGGGCAAGTACAATGGTACCGATTGGGTGAAAGGGTCTGCAAAGGGAATTGTAGTTGATACTCGTTATGACCTGGTCGATGT